AATTGGAGGTGTCTGCATTCATACAAGGTGTACTTGGTGATAGTGAGAAGGTAGCCACGTACGTTGTGGGTACAGCTTTCACATTGCCATCTGCATTAGCTAATTCTAAAGCTTATGCCGAAGTCGTACCAACAGCCAACGCTACCATAGACGTTCAAGTGAACGGTGTTAGTAAAGGTAGTATCAACATCGCACTAGGTGCTAACGTAGCAACATTCACATTTGCATCCCCTGTCGCAGTAGTAGCAGGTGACCGCATACAATTAATTGGACAAGGCACAGCCGATGCAACAATGGCTGATGTGTCCTTTACCTTACGAGGAACTTTATAATGTCAACATTTTTAATACAAGAGAGCATGGATTTAGCAGAGACTACTGCCGAGTATGCGCTCCGTGGCTTCGCTAGAATGGAAGGTGTACATGCCGCAACCAGTGGTAAGTTTGGAGCTGGTGCCCGTAACCTGCAAGCTAGTCAGAACACTATACTGGAAGTTGACGTAAGTGCCGTTTCAGGTAGGTATTTCAGCGTAGCCGTATGGAGATATTACAGCGCCTTACCAACTAGTGCCACAGGGAACATCATAGCAATAGGTAATGTTGCAAATGCCAATGCCGCAGCAAGCTCTAATTCTCATGTAGGTATTATGACTGGCGCATCAGGTGGTGACATACTTGTTCATCATGGTGGTAGCGCTACTGTGCGTGCCACTCTATCAGGAGCTATCGTAGCAGGTGTATGGCAGCATTATGAACTGCGATGCTTCTGTCATGCCTCGACAGGTACTCTTGAAGTTTGGATTGATGGTATTAAAAAGGTAGACCTTACAGGCATAGATACCTTAGCTAATGGTAGTGTAGGAACGGTTAAAATGGGAGGAGCTGTTGGTTCTACTAATAGTTATGTAGATGATATAGTAATTCAGGACGATGCTAGTACGATTCCAGACCAGCTAGGTACACACAGAATTCATACCTTGTTACCGAATGGTGCAGGTACTAACACTGCTTGGACTGGAACTAACACTGATGTCGATGACCCTTTTGGTTCAGATGATGGTGATACTACATTTGCCGTTTCAACTACGCTTAATGCTAAGCAGGATTATGCTGTAGATAATTTATCAGAGACACCGACTACTGTTCATAATGTGGCGCTCACTTCTGTTATGCGTAAGACTGACTCAGGTACTAAGGCAGCTACAGCTTACATAATATCTAATGCTGTGGAAGACACAGGCTCAGAGAACGGAACAGCTGAGGGGTACACTACTAAGATTGATATGTTCCCGTTAAACCCTGATGGTGCTACAGCATGGACTCCAACAACTATTGATGCCATATTGATTGGTCATGAGATTACAACTTAGGAGATAGCTTATGACTGACATTAGGATTACCCGTGAGGCTATTGAAGTCCTTGCGACATCTGTAGGAGATTCCGATGTAAGGGTAACACGCGAAGCAATAGAAGTGCTTACCGATACTACAGAGGGAGCTGACATAAGAGCTACACGTATGGCGATTGAGGTACTGACTAGTGAATCTTTAGCAGCTGCTGGTGGACTTAGACGTATCACATTTACCACCAATACCTCGTAGGAGAATACATGAGCTTCAAGATTAACTATAAGGGCACTGACTGTAGGGGAACTAAGTTCCTTTACATTTGCCCGGTATGCTGCCATGAGCAAGAGGCTATACATCCTGCATCCACAAACCCACCTGTCCGTTGTGACAAGTGTGGGCATTGCATGAATAAGAAACCAACAGCTGTTAACCTTGATGCAGACCAACATCAGGACAGCTTATCATATAACATAGGATGGGATTCCGATGAGTCGAGCTAGTAAGAACAAAGCCGCAGAACGGCTACAGGAAGCACTCAACGAGCAGCTACCAGAAAGCACCGAAGAGTTTATTGAGGAAGAGGGAACGCTAGTTGCCAGTGAGCCAGAGAAAGCATACGACATAGCAGAAGTCAACAAGCTATCCTTGCGCCCCAAGGTGGGAAGTGAATTGCCAATCCATCCACGCTTTGTTGGCTGTACTAAGGCAATGTTTTATGAGCATAGACATCAGACCACAGTGGAAATAGATGCCCCGTATTGTCTCAAGCCTAACGACCATGAGTTCAAAGGTGTGGTGTATAAATCAATGTACTTAATCTACATGAGCTGTGACAGTGAGTATGAAGCAGCAATCAAATTGTTGGGTAACTACCAACATTGGACTAAACTAAAAAGATGTACTTGGTTCCTTCCTTACGTTGAGGAATGGAATGCAGAACTGAGGTTACGAGAGTCAGCCTTAGCCAGAGCGAAACTAGTTATGTTAACTGAGGCGGGTAATGTTACAGCAGCCCGGACATTGCTGAACGATAAGAAAATAGCTGGTGCTAAGGTTGGCAAACCTAAAGGCAAAGGTGTTAGGCAGAGCGACATAGTTCCCGGTGACATAGAAGAAATGTTAGAGCGTACAGACATTAGTGGAAAGGCGAACTAGGATGGAAGTAGTAATAGCAGCACTGTTAGCGCAAATGGGAGTAATAGGTTTACTCTTTAGATGGCAGCATGTGCAAACGAGGGATAACAAATTAAGGATAGATAAGATGGCAGGTAAGATTTATAGTAAGGAAGAAACGAACGAGATGATTGACTTGAAACTTCAACCCCTTGCGGTAGGTATCAGTCACGTTCAAGAAGAACTCAGAGAAGTTAAGAGTATGATAGGCAGGTTACTTGATGAGAAAAACAAAGGCTAGAACACCCACAACTCCGCATGTATCCATAGCAGAGACTAAGTTGGAACAGTTGCGTGAACGCTGTACTAACTCCCTGTATAAGTTTGCATGTGCAGTTGAGCCTCATCGAGAGTATGGGGATTGTCATAGGGAGCTATATGATTTCTGGCAGATAGCCGAAGTCAATGACATAGATAACACGTTGGCATTACTGCCTCGTGACCATCAAAAGTCACACTGCCTAGCGGTACGCTGTGCATGGGAAATATATAAAGACCCGACAATAACCATCCTGTATTTATCTGCTACCAGTGGACTTGCCGAAAGGCAACTGCTGGACATCCAGAACATATTGGAGTCACGTTATTTCAGGCAGCTTAGCCCTGATATGATTCATGAGGACAAGGGTAAGCGCAGCATGTGGAACACCAAAGAGATTGCTGTTGACCATCCTGACCGAGAACGTGAGGGTGTACGTGACCCCACAGTTTCAACAGCTGGACTAACCACAAACACAACAGGTTGGCATTGTACATTTTTGGCAAAGGATGATGTGGTTATCCCCGAGAATGCATACACAATTGAAGCACGTAAGAAGGTTGAGGCATCATGTTCTCAGCTGGCATCAGTGCTTACAACTGGTGGTACAGAATGTGCAGTAGGCACAAGGTATCATCCGAAAGACCATTACGCATCACTCAAGTCAATGATGGAAGATGTCCATGACGAAGAGACTGGCGAGGTACTTGATTCAAAAGCTGTGTACGCAGTGCATGAAAGACAAGTAGAAGTCAACGGTGTATTCCTTTGGGCACGTAAAGCCAGAGCTACTGATGGCAAGATGTTTGGTTTCAACTGGGCAGAGTTAGCCCGTAAGAAAGCCAAGTACAAAGATAGACTGCAATTCTTTGCACAGTATTATAACAACCCGAACAACTTAGATGACCGCAACATTGAACGTGGTAACTTCATTTACTATGACCGCAAGCATATCTACATGTCGAGAGGCAATTGGTTCTATGGTAAGAATGGTCACGGGTATGATGAGAGTGATGGCAGGAGACTTAATGTTTATGCCGCAATGGATTTTGCATTTAGCTCAACCAAGCGTGCCGATTGGACTTGTATAGTTGTCTTCGGTATTGACTTTGACTTCAATGTGTACGTGCTGGATATAGTCAGGTTCAAGACGAACAAGACATCCGTATACTTTAGTAACTTTAAGGACATGCTAATCAAGTGGGAGTTCTCACGGCTACGAGCCGAAGTAACGGCAGCACAGGATGTCATCGTACAGTCCCTCAAGGACAGCGTATCCAGTGAAGGTTTACACTGCCGCATTGAGAGCCATCGACCTAACAAGTATGATGGTGCTAAGCAGGAGCGTATGGAAGCAGCCTTGTTACCGAAGTATGAAGATGGTAAAATATTACACTTCAAGGGTGGACTTTGTACCTACCTAGAAGAAGAGATTCTTTTGGACAACCCTGAACATGATGATATTAAGAACACGCTAGCCGATGGGCTAAGTTCTGAGTTTGTTAGGAAGCCTCGTAGACCTTCGAGTAACGAGGAAGAACCTAGCAGGTACGGAAAGAAATCAAAATACCATAGCCGATTTGGAGGCTGTTTATAATGAGTACAGACGTTAAGACAATACTGGAAGCACTGACACCAGAAACAATGGCAGATGAAATAACTACCATGTGGGATACATATAAGACAGCCCGGTCTTCATGGGAAGCCGAGATATTAGAGATACGTAACTACAAGTACGCAACATCAACCAAGACAACTGAGAACGATGCTAACGATTCAGCCAACTCAACCACGATACCAAAGCTGTCACAGATAGCTATGAACTTGCAGGCGAACTACAACGCTCACCTGTTCAGCAATCCTAAGTGGGCACAGTTTGAAGCATTCGATAAAGCAGCTAGTGACAAGGATGCGCGTAAGTTAGTGGAAGCTTATGTTCGTACCAAGGTTAAGCGTAAAGACTATGAGGGCATATTCAACAAGCTACTCATTGACTGGATTGATACAGGCATGTGTTTTGGTCAACAAAGATACATCACTGAGTTCTATATTGATGGCATGGGTCATACCAAAATGTTATATCAAGGTTGTATACTTGAACGCATTAGTCCTAACGACATTGTGTTTGATGTGACAGCTACTACCTTCCAGAAGGCAGCTAAGATTATCCGCAAGACGTACACACTAGGTGACATCCGTGGAGAGATTGACGAGAATTCAGAGAGTCCATTCACCTATGAAATCTTAGAAGAGATGCGTAATACCCGTAACAATGTTCGTAGTGCTGGCTCAATAAGCAGCATACGTGGTGTTGACTGGAAGCAAGAGACACTTAGCAAAGCTGGACTAGGTAGTCTCATGACTTACATGAAGGGTGACATAGTTGAAGTGCTAGAATTCTATGGTGACTTTTATTCCGTAGAGACTGGTGAGTATCTTAAGAACCACAAGATTATCGTAGTGGATAAACGCAAGGTTATCTATTCAAAGCCTATCGTATCTCGTAACGGTAGCCAGCATATATACATGTCAGGTTGGGAAGACAGAGCCGATACATTGATTCCAATTTCTCCACTGGCTAGACTAGTGGGTATGCAGTACAAGCTAGACAAACTAGAGAACCAAAGAGCTGATGCCTTTGATGAAATCATCCATCCAATTACCATCGAGACTGGGGATGTAGAGTTCCATGGTACACGAGGAGAGCCGGGTGGTAGGTATGTAGTGGATGAGAAAGGTAAGGTCGAGATATTGCGCCCTGACACCACTGTGTTGAATGCAGACTTTCAAATGGGCAACAGTATGGCTATAATG